CATCTGCGGAAAGAACACACTTGAAGTAAGTGATGTTGCTTAGAACTCCACCGTCTACTGGGTTTCCTAGCAATGCTGAGGACGTTCCTGGGCATGGGGTGAGAATCAAAGGTCGGGATACCGATGACAAAAGAGTACCAATAGGCCCAACCCTACCAGCACCTTCTACAATGTAGTCACCATCAGATACCGAACCAATAACACCATCAGCATCATGGTCATAAGGCCATAGAAGTCTTCGGACACCTGGAAGGTTCAGTTCCATCAGTACCATTCGAATTTGCATTCGGATACCTTGGAAAATACCGTCAAGAGGGCCACGGTATTGATCGCAGATGATATCTTCTTGGATACGGGTCGTAACTTGTTCGAACCCGTCTTCGGTAACTCCAAGTGGGAGACCATCGTAAGTTGCGTTGAATGCACCTGTTAAGAATGCCATGTTGTTTAGTTCCTAAATTGTTGAGTTTGTAAATTGATTAACTTGAATCACTTCAAGTTGTCTACGATTTGTCGTCGTTGCTGTAGTATCTTACGAAGTTTTTTGTCTTCTGACAAGCTTTTCAGAGTTTCCAGGATTTTGTCAGCTTCAGGGATAGATCCAATGGATTTTGGATCGATCTTTTTGACTTCTTCTATCTTGGATTTGAACGAATTGTCAGGATCGTCTTCGTCGATGAACTCAACACCTTCCATAGCATCTAAAACATATTTACGTTCATTGACGATTGTTTTTAGAAGCTTGTTTGTCTTCAGCCACTCAAGACATTTCTTGCATGTTACTGCAATAGGGTGTGCCGCTGTGTATGCTGGTTTGGTTTTTGCGTTGCAAGCAGTTACGCATTTAACACCGTATGCTGTTGTCATCGGAGTACCTTCAGCAACGGTGTAAACTACGTTGTGATTTGGTGCTTGACTTTGTTGCATCAAGTAACAGATATTTACTAGCTCAAGTACGCTCGCTCCTTCACAACATTTTGCGAATCTCTTCGACGGAGCGTAGATCCTTTTGCGACACTTGCAGCATTCGAACGGGTATTCCATGATGGGGGTTCTCCAGGGTTATGCAATGCGGAATTTATTGGGAAAATCAAGTATTTAATAAATTCAGCATTGCACGCCCCACAATCTGGAGGGAGAGAGAAAACGAAGTGTGTAGGTGTGTCCTGCCGGTCGGATCGATGCTGATTCGGAGCCATCGGTAGAACTGAAGTAATCAGGGTACTTTACGTTCGGTGTAGAGTCACAGTTTAGGTATTCAAAACCATTACCTATAGATATATCTTCTTTAAGTATATTTTGAACATCAACTGGATACTCTTTAAGTAAGTACAGTACTGTATCTTTGATTGCCATATTCATACTACTGTTTAACTTACTTATGTAAGTAAGTAATAGATCCTTTAGAATAGATAGATTTAAGTGTTCTTTAGTTACATAGTAACCTAATCTATCTGTAGGAGCTAATCTAGTTCTAGCTCCACAAACTATATCGATACCAACTCTATCAACTACATAGTTCTTAGAACCACTTACAGAGTCTTCTGCAAAGTTCTCTCTTTGAGAAGTCATGATAAGAATGAAGTACTGCCCAACTGTTGGAGGGGGTTCATCCTTTGCAGTAATATGAATGCTGTCTGCGGGTACAAGCTTACTGATTGGAGATTCAACAAGTTTGTTCCTAACTGTTTCAAGTAATGCTCTTTCAAACATTATTTTTCTTTCCAGAAAACTTGGGGGGTCAAGGGGGGACTACAAGAGTCCTTTGCGTTTTAAGTAAGCTAGGAATTGTGGTTCTGCATTTTTCTTGGCCTCTGCTATTGCTGCTTTAGAGGATACAAGAATTCTTCTCTTTGAATCTACAGCCTCAGCATAGGGTATGTCGATACCGAATGTGATACTGTTTTCAGTTACTTCAACAAATTGTCCTTCATTTGGAACATACTCACCGTTTACAAATTTGCCAGGCTTCATAGCTTCTAGCAGTAAACGGGTACGAATGTTTATGGCGATCATACCACCATAGACAAAGTTCTTTCTTCTTTTGTAATCGATTGTCTTTTGCTTTAGTGGTTTCCACTTCTTACCGAATTGGTCTGTTCCTTTCTTTGCTTTGGTTATGAAGGCAGTCCAGTTGATCTTCGCCAAATGGTAGACCACTAAATTGTTGTAGTAGAGTCGAACCTCTTTTTCCTGCAACTTATTCAGTGGTCTACCAATCTTGAAGAATCGTTCTAAAGCCATAGGAAAGGTAAGTTCCTATTGATGAATTGCCCACCAACTGTTCTGGAAGAAGTAATAGCGTCAACACGAATAGGTGTGAATGGGAACCTATTGTCAGAAGATACGTTCTGGAACACAACTGCGGTATTCCCAGAACGTGGCAATTCTGATAAGTACAAGTCACCATTGGCTATTCGTTCAAGATCAACCATTGCTTCCATGTACTGTTCACTGTACAGAGAAGGATTGCCTCTACGAATAGATAAGAGATAGCAACCAATGATAGTTGCTATCTCTCTGATTCTTGGTGATTTGTTCAGGTCTACGTCATCAAAGGACTTATTCAGTTCTTGTTTGACTCTACCTGTGGCTCGTTCACAGATTTCGTAAAGGACTTCTTCAAAGTCAGAAACATCATCGGTATGGAGCATTGCCCCATCTTCAGAGAGAAGTCTTTCAACTTCTTCTTCTGAAGTGAAGATGAATTGGTATCTCTGACCTTGCAAAGTCATTAGGCCAATCCTGTACGCCAAACATTGGCGAAGAACGGAACTTGAGGCTGAGGCATGATCGGAACGTAGTTGACCAAGCTCTTAACATCGAACCGTGGAGGATCGTATTCCTGGGTTCGCCAAGTGGTCAAGGTATTGACTACCTTAACTTCGGAATTGGCGTTCTCAGCAATTGGCTCCATAGCAGTTGCGAATCCAACCCAGTCACCAGCAGGAGGAACGATCAATGCGTATCCATCTGGCATGAGTGGAGACCAGTTCGAAGTGCTGGTTTGGTTTGCGTAATCAGGGATTACGTCATTGAGAACCAAGCCTTCGTTGTAGATATGGAACGTGTACTGAGGTAATGCTCGGAACACAACCTTGTAAGGGCCACTGGTTGGAGGCGTACCACCTTCAACTGGTCGATTGGTCAAGCTATCGAAGATCGTGAAGCTCGTACCACCAACCTTAGAAAGTTGCACGTTGTTGAACAAGTGCTTTCCGGTGTTGCCGTTCATGATAATGTCAGTTGGTTGATAACCGCTGACTCTTGCAGCAAGAATGCTGATTTCGTTCATGTGATCGACAATCGGAGCATTCACACTATCCCAAGCTTCACCAGAAGCGATGATGCCGCCAAGGTCGCCCTTGTTGCCAGCAGGAATCTGGTATTGGTTCAAGTGAACAGCAGCAGGGTCAGTAAGTTCGCACAAACGGAAACCTTCGTTTCCATCTGGCTTGATACCGAAACCACCTTGGAACATTTTGGCAACCATCCATTCAATTGCATTGCTGATGGTGGTCTTCAAATGTTTGATCTGCATAGCGATGTACTTTTCACCAGAGGCATCAACCTTGGTGTTAAGTCCAAAGCTACCAAGTTGGCGAGTCATGAAAACCTTCTCATGAGCAATCGTCATCTTGGGGTGGATTCGGAAAGTCGTAGCAGTTGCCGTACCGATTGGCTTGAGTCCGATTCCTTGAGGCGGGGCCATAGGAGCCGAGATAGGAGCAACGGTACGTGTTGCTGCGTAGAGGTCATATCCGAAGGTACGCTGTTGACTCACAACAAGCGGAGCACCAGTAGGTGACAGCCTGAAGTAATTTTGAAAGAACGATGCGGGTGTATGAAGCTGTTCGTAAACAGCAACAATTTGTGGCACTCGCATCAACTGATCGTAGGACATTCCTGGCATGGTAAAAATTCTCTTTCTTTTGGTTTTGTGACGAAGAAATCAACTAACTACTAGGTAGCTAGGGTTGGGGTTTGACCTTCCCAAAGCGAAGGAATAACAAGCCACTTGGTTCCAGTTCCGACTACTCGGAACGAACCGCCAACCTTTTCGGAAGCTGTACTCAATGCTACCGAGTCAGCAGCAATGTCGTTGTACACAATCAGAACATCAGTTGTTGCACAAGTGATGGTCATGTTCTGGTCAACTGCGTTGTAGAAACTGTACTCAAGCCCTCTCTTTGGAGAAGGAAGAGTAAACGTAACAGCACCAGTCCCACCAGTGACGAAGTTCGTTCCTGCCATTGCTTCAGTAACCGTAAGGTCAGAAGTTGCAGTAAGGAAATCTTGTCCTGGGAAGTAACCAGAAGGATCGTCATCGAGTCGGAAGGACTGAGCGAGTTGACGACGGATCAACCATTCCAACGCTGTACCAGCGATTCCTGGAGTAGAAGAAGAAGCAACACAGATGCCGCTTGCTTTCAGGTTTCCAGAGAACAGAATGTAACCAGTAGCTCGGTCATAGTCAGTACCAAGTAACTGCATCTTCTGAGCACCGAGAAGCACACCGCAGATTTTTTGTGTACCATCGGTTGCGTCTGGATTCCATTGCTTGAACTTGGTAACGTCTGAGCCAGAAGTAACCTTGCCAAGAAGAAGACCTGGGCGAAGTACATCGGTAAAGCCAGTGTTACCAGCATCGCGGGCAGAACCATCGATGATTGCTGATAGGAAAATCTGTTGGTCAAGACGACCCCAGGTGATGTTGGTTGGGTTTACAACTTCGTTGAACGGAGTTGCGTAGTGTCCACCCAACAGGTTAGACATATCAAACGAGTAAGTCATATTTTGTTACCTTGTTGTTGATGTTGAAGTTGTTGATTGAAAGTGTGAGGACTAGACCAGAGAAGCCATGTAAGAGGCTTGCTTCTTACGAGCTTCTTCGTCCATGCCGGAGTCTTCGGTATGGCTCATAACCAATGGTTGTTCGGATTCGTTCTTGATCGGTGCTGGAACAGATTCAAGAGACATAATCAAGGATTCGATCATTGGTTCTTCGATTTGATCGTTGTTGAATTGGAGAACGTAACTGTCTGCCTTCGGGTAGAGATTGCTTTCTGCAAAGGCTTGGGTAGTACGTCCAGATGCAACGAGTTGACCGATACGAGTTCGGTAAGACTTTCGGCGTTCAGTTTGCATCGAGTTGGTCATGGCAGACATAACAAGCTGAGTCTTCAGGTCTGGTTGAGACTCAGAAGGCTTAGCCGCAAAGTCTTCTTTTGCGTAAGGCTTGCCAGTCTTTGGATTGACAACCTTAGCGGAAATCAAAGCATCGACTTGAGATGGGTCTAAGTGCGACATTAGTAGTGGCTCCACTTCAAAAGTATCTGGGTTCTGATTTGTACTATCTGAATTCAGCAGTTTGTACTGATTCACAGCAATAGACAAGTTTTCGATCAAATTGTCAATAGTTGTGTTGCTTGGCAAATACAATTTGCAAACATCTTTCAGATCGGTGACGAGTTGAGAAATCGAAGAATTGTCAGATTCCGATTCTTCTTCGGTATCATCTTGCTCAGATTCTTCAACCATATTGGACATAACCAAGTGAACATCGTTGCTATTTTGTAGCTTGAAGTTCTCTTGGTTCAGTTCAATTGGGTGAGTAACTAAAGCGATGTGCATGATTCCTTCTTCGAGTAGTTCTTCTTTATCTACTCCAGAAGTAATTGGAAGGTCTTTGCGAGTGTAGATCGAAGTGTCTTTGACTAGAGTTCCGATCTTACCAGCAGGGGTGTTTGGATCATTTGGATCACCAGGAGCGTCGATGGTTCCGACTAGAGCCATCTTTCCATTATCCAGAACCTTAGTTACTAGGCTGTCCCAGAAGCCTGCATTTACTGTGGAGTCTTCAAGCAGTCCACTATCACCAGTAGATAAGGCTGTGATGTTAAAATCGTGCTTCCAAGGGCCAGGAACTTTCATTCCTTTGGCTTGTTGTCTTTGAAAGTTGCTACTGAGTTTCTGCAATCGAGCAGGAGTAACCTCTACGATTTCATACTTCTTGGTAGCTTCGTTCCATTGACGAAACTTGCCTTCAGTTAGGACAATCTTTTCAAATTTAGGCATTGCTTGTTCTCCTAGTTACATCGCGTTTAACTGTGAATTTGTCAGACTCATGAAGCATTATTGTTTGACCACTAACTGTTAGACCTTTAATGTCATAATTGTAGTTGTTAGTTGGTTCAATGAACTTCGTAACGTCTTGGTGAACTTGAATTGTTACATTTTCTCCTGATACAGTCAATGATCCTAAAAGTGGATCTATTGCGGGTTGCTTATTGGCTATTAGCAATCCACCAACTTTTGCTATCAGTAGCTCACTTTCGGATTCTTCGTCATTTTGACGTTTGCGTAAGCTGAACCAAATTTGACTGTATGGGGTAAGGTCTCCAAGGTCTTGTACTTGGAAAGACCAGTAGCACCCTCTGTAAACTACGATTGCTTGTAGTTCGAATGCAGTTTGCTCTAGTAATTGTGGTACGGCAACTGTAGCAATCACAGTTCCACCAGCACCACCTGATGGAGCTAGACTAAGAGCATTTACAGTCCATCTTACTAATGATGTACCTGAACCTACTAGCATTATAGCTAAGTCAGTAACGAGTTGAGCTAATGCTACTGGTACTCTTGCAAGTAAGGCTGAAAGGCTAGTATTGGTATCATTCAATGTTTTACCTACTGTACCTGGGGTAACGTAACCTGTGTGAACTGTACCTAGCAAGTCTGCTGAAATAGTATCGTAGACAGTTGATTCGAATGATGTTGGATGAATCGAATCTGGTTGAGTTTCATGTACATCAGCAGCTATATGGTGAGCACCAGTAATTGCTACAGTACGTTGATTGTCGTTACTGATTAACCAACGATCAGCAAATGAGCCATCGTCCCATCCAGCCCCAGGCATCGAGTTCATTACTAGGTTTCGGGTTGTATTGGGCAAAGTTCCTAATGTTGCTTCTTTAGCAAGAACTGTAGATGCTTCAATTTGAACAAGAGTTGGTTTGAGTGCCAAGTCTGAGCTTATTTGAGCAAGTACAGTTGATTGATCGAAGTCAACTACTGCTCCTGCCCAGATAGCATATCGAGCTTCGGTACTGGTTGTTCCACTACATTCGATCCGCAGGCTTTCCCTGGGGTGGGTAGATGCAACAGTGTAGGTGAATCGATATCGTCCAACACTGGGGTTTGTTACAGATGATAAGTTTACTGATCTATCAATCCCAGTAGCGTTTGTAGCAGTAATTGTCGGACTCGTATCTAAGTTGACCAACTTGCCTTCATCATCGTTGACAACAAGCGTAAACTCATAAACTGATGATCCGGTTTCTGGGGCTTCGAGGACTGCTGAGCCGAACAAGTTGGATTTGGCTGAGAGGTTGTTGATTCCGGTGATTGCTGAGAGGATGGAATTGGTGCTGGTTGCGATACTAGCATCAAGGAAGTTGAGTCTTGCATCGGTTGTGAGTAGTGGGTTGATTGGAATAGCTGCGATTGAAGCATTTAAGTAGTTCAATCGACTATCAGTTGTCAACAACGGGTTAGTTGGGATTGACCCAATTGGAGCATTAAGGTTGTTGAGTCGGGTATCTGTTGTTAGTAATGGATTGGTTGGAATAGCATCTACACTTAGTTGTGTAGCCCTACTAGCAACAGTTGTTTCATTAGCAACGCTAGCAGGAAACGTAACAGCAGCAGAAGCATTAGCGGTTTGCCCTGCAATCTTCGTTACGTTTGCATCGATATTTCGATTTTCAATTGAGAACGTCCGAAGGATCGTTCGGGTCAGGTCTTTACCATCGACTGTGCCTGCTGTGAAAACAATGTCGTAATCCTTGCCGATCTCATAGACCGCATCGGAAGTGTCGATGACTAATTCGTGCAAGCCGTCCTTGGAGTCGAAGTTGACGGTTGGTTGCGTAATTCCTGTTACAGTGATTTCTGTTGCAGAGTCTTTGTAGACTGCCACGGTTGGGGTAACTGATGGAGCAGTCGGCAAAAGTGCCTGACTAAACGTGTTGAACTTCACACGAATCGTCTGCCCCTTCTTGAAGTCTCCAATGTATTTATCTGACATATTTACCCTATTAAGATGTTGTCGATTGGAGAATAAGAACCACCACCACCGCCGCCGTAGACACCTGGAACTGGGCCTGTGTCATCTCCAAGTAGTTGCCCCGGTATTGTATACATTGCATTTCTAAGTAATGCCCCACCACCAGCAACATTGTTTAATCTGTAGTCGTTGTTTGCAGAATCAACAAATGGATCAGCAGTCAAAGTGATAAAGTTGTAAGTCTGAAACGGCCATAAAGATTGGTTAGTTCCGGAAAGTGGTGGTAGTCTATTTGCAACAGCATTGTTAAAACTGGCACAACTTATATTATATCCACCATTTACTAGATCGAATCCACGACCTGTGCAATTCATTGCTATACAACCAAAGTACATTGGTTGGTCAGCGTTGACTTGCGGACTGATAAATCCTGTTCCACAACCTATAGCCAAACAGTTTTCAATCGTTCTAACTGATTGCATACTAAATCCAGTAGTGCAGTTTCGAGCTATGCAACGTCTAGGCTGTTTTGCCAATCTTTGATTCCCAGCGGTGGTTAAAAATCCTGTGGTACAGGAAATAGCCTCGCAAAGATAAGTTTCTGTTGACGAGTATCCAGTAGTGCAACTTATAGCCTGAGTTCTTAATGCAAAGTGACCACCAGCAGACTCTCCAGCCATGCCAGTTGTGCAGTTCCTAATTATACAATCTCTAATTATAGCTGCACCATTGTTTGTAGTTGCGGCTGTTATCCCTGCTACACCTCGATTAGCTCCGTCTAGTTCGATGTTAACTAAATTCGTACCGTAACTGAAGTATCCGTGAGTCCGTACTAAAGTCCCAGTTACACCGCTACCGCATTGAATTAAAGGTCTTGTACCCGTAAAGTCGCCTCTAACTGTGTCGTATCCTATTAAAGCATGAGACACATAGCTTGATCCGCTATCAAAACCTAATTTCCCGTTAGACACATTATTTGTGTTTACGGAAATTACATAGGTTCCTTTGCGAATCCATGCTACGACGTTTGGAGCATTTCCTTGAACTGTTGATAACATCTGGCAAAATCCACCCGGACTTGCTAACGCTCCACCAATTCTTAAGGTAACACCCGTACCAGAAGCAGGTTGTGCTCCACGATTTTCAATCGTTATTGTTGTGCTGTTTGTACGACCTGTGACTTGATACCAATTAGGAGTAATACTAGCTGAACCACCAGCAATATAGGCTATGTTACCAACAACGTCTGTGCCAAAGTTTGCTGTTGCTGAGGTGATTGTTGTTGCCCCATTTGTTACTGCATCTGTGACAGCGTACTGAGGGTTGTCTTGTTGACTCCAATCTGTACCAGACGCTCCAGGTGCAAACCCTCCACCATTGGTATCATTTCCTGTTGTACGAATTTCAAATTGTGTACCATTGGTAAAAGGCATCTATTTACAACTCCGGTTTTGGCCCAGTTCCGTTATAAGCTCGTAGTGCGATCTTGAAAGCCTGCATTCGATCCCAGGCTTGTTCTTCTTCAGCTTGCCTCCAGACCTCTAGCTTCATTTGGTGCAAGGTCGTTTCGATTTCAAGTAACGATGGGACAGACAGTTTATTCTGTTCCAGCAAACTGATGTTTCGTTTAACTGCTCTTGCGATGTGATTTGCTCCTGGGACTAGACCGGAGGAATCAAGCAGATACAGAGTGGCTTGGATCTCGTCGTCGATCAGGGAAATGCCGTTTGACAATTGCGAGACAAGCCATTGCTCTCCTTGGGAAAGAAGAATGTTTTGGAGCAGCTTGTTTCCTTCTCGTCCAAACCGCTTGCCAGTCTCAGGAACGAACACTTCGGCTAGTCCACTCCAAGTCCACTTTTGAGGATCGACGAATGAGATTGTCTCGGCTTGTAGCAAGACGAGAATCTCCTGGGGGGATTTGGTTTGCCAGTCTTGTATGGTTCGAATAACTGTTTTGAGTTCTTGTGGGGTCATGTATGCCTCTGACTATCTGTGAAGTTCGATACCACCACGACGAGCACGCATTCGATTGGCTTTTCGATCTTTGAAAAACTTGATAAGAGTTAAGATCAAATTGACAATAGCTAAGATTGTCATTGGATCAATTCCAACTAAGTCTTTGTCATTTTCGATTTCGCTACGAAGTTCAGCTATTTGAACTTCGCGTTCTGCTTTGGTTTTACCAGTTACTCGGTTAGAGTACTTGTTGACCAGTTTGATAACAAGTCTCTGATCGCGTACCTTGAGGCTTGTTGGAACTTCTTGGAGAAGGGTATCTTCGGCATCGCTATTCATGTTTATGGCCTCTACTGATTGAATCGATTTTGCTGTCTTGAAGCTTCATATGCGTATCCAAGTTTTCAACCTTGTCGTCAAGGTTATCCACTTTTTTTTCGATTATGTCAAGTCTTTGAGTGTTGATTACCTGAGCAGTAAGGATTTGAGATAAAGACTTGGCTACCTCAGTCATTGTTTCCCCCATTGCACCTAAAGTTTTATCTACTTTGTCTAGGTGGGATTGCATAACTGTTAGTCCTCTATCCCTGAATGGAATGACTACTTCTTTCCCAATCCAAGAACTCAATTTCCATACACCCATTGCGATAACGAAGACTATCAGGAGTAGTACGCCTGTGATGGTGTACTTGTCTTCGATAAGGAACCTATGGGCTTGGTCTGCTATCTCGGTTTGGGAAAGCAAGTAAATCATTTAATAACTTTCTGGGTTATAGAAGGGGTACGGAATCGGGCAAGTCAATTTCGCCTATTGCTTGAACTGTTACCAGCTTACGTGAGTACCATCTTGATACTTCTTCAACTGGTATGTTATAGATGATGTTTGGCCCCCACGACTCGTTTGAGAGTCTTATGTAGACCTTACCATCTGATGCAGTAAAGTAGCCTTGGAAACTCATGCAATGCGCCCATGAGTCTCTTGGATTCTGAGCGTGAATTGGGAAACCGTCTTTGTGCTGTCCGATCTTATGGATAGCAATACCAGAACAAACTGACATTGGCTTGAATTGCTTATTCAATGCAAGATGGTTATCGATATCAGTTACTCTTGGAGACTCTAGTAGTCTGAAGTCGGTGAATGGAAGAAGGGTATCTAAGAATTCCCAGTTCTGGAATCTTCGATACACAGAATCGTTTTGAGGTTCTGGAAAATCCTTATCTGCGGTACAGTTGAGTTTGGTAAGGATCTCTAAGAGCTTACCGTTGTTGCAGAGGATTACTCCGTCTTTGATAAGTGATTCGTACTGTTCTTCGCACCAACCACCGTCACCACCTTTTAGATTGCCTCTACGACGACCACAACCATAGCTGAATGGTGCGTAGAAAGATAAGTTGTTAGTACTGAATTCGTTACGTCCTAGTAACTCTTCAGCATCACCTTTGATAACTACTTCGTAAAGTGCTCTACGTGTCCAAGGTCGAAACGTATTCGATATGACACAAGAGCCAGTCTTTTGAGGTAGCCATGTTAGACGCTTACCGTAGATCATTTCATCGATAAGCGTTAGATCGTATGAGTCAGCAGCGTAACCCTTAGAGTCGTGTAGCTTACGAAGTCGATCCATCATCGGGTTGTTGACTTCAACCGAATCTCTAGCTCGATATGCTACGGGCATATCTGAAGCTAACTTATCGAATAGACGGGATTCGTGATCGTGACGTTTATCGATTGGGGTAGTATCGTCGTCACCCCAACCCATAGGCCCACGTACTAAGTGAATATCTGAATCTGGAACTGATTGATTGGTCATGATTAGTTCTCCAAGCCTGTTGCTATTGCAGAGAGATACAGAGCGTAGTCCATCCTAGATAGCGGCCATCTTGAACGTAGGTCTGCATTTAGATTCTCAAACAACGTGGAGTACTTCGGACTGTCTGAGCCAAGTAGCTTGGCTTTCGAATCCGTAATCAGCGTGGTAGCGTCATTGATAGTAGCAATTGGAGAATCTGTCAACAATTTTGAGGCTTGTCGGTATAAGGCTCCTAGCTCTTTTCTCTTTTCCAGTGATTTTGACCAGTCCTTAGTGCGTTTGCCGATGTTGTTAAATTGGTCATCTGGAACGGTATTTGGGCTAGGTGACGGGCCTGGAGTCGGTGTAGGATCGGGGGGAACTACGTCACCAAGATCGACTACTAGGTTCTTTTCTTCGATACCACGTTCTGGATCGAATGCAGTTACGTCTACAGCGTACTTACCACTACCTAGAAGAATGTATTCGGTTTCGGATAGCTTAACCACTATCGTAGATTCGAAGAGGTTCTGTCTAGCTCGTACTCTTACGAATTTGTAATCGGTTGTAACAGTTAGAAACGCTGCCGGTTGGAATGCTGGCTTGCTACCTTCGTTGTCGAAGACAACAAAGCTTTGAATGACTTTCGGGTTTTTTACTCCAGAAAGTACTTGTGTCTTAGTTACTGCAACTTCTAATTCTGCAATAGCTAATTTATTCAGCATTGCAGACATTAGGAATGGGATCAAAAGTAGTCGATAGAACATTCGTTCGCTCCTAGAAAAAGAAACCGTTCGAGTAAGGAATACCTAAGCCACGTTTGCCAGTGTCAAACATAGGAATGATTTGAGGTACATATCTGTCAAGTTCGGACACACGTATAGATGCTTGTTCAAACATTGGATCTGCCCCCGATGCTTCCCAAGTAACATCGTTACAAGCATCTGAAAGCGTATCAATAATGTCATCTGTCATACCTGGGTGTCCTGTCCAGGTAAAGATTTCATCCATACACTCTTTTAGCCAAGGTGCCTCTTCAGGGAAATAGATTCTACCATTCTTCATACGCATTTGAGCGTTAATTGAATTTTGAATCTTATCCTTGGACTTTGGATTAGCTACTACGTTTAGTCCGTAGGCTAAGGCTAGTTGAGCAGGCCCGATACCTAGTCCATTGGTTTCCATTTTGACGTATGCAGGTTTCCAAGTACGGTATATCTCTACTAGAGCTTTAACGCATACTGGAATCTCAGCACGCATACGTTTCATGTAAAGCCATAGAAGCTTATAATCGTTAGTTAAACCCCAAACAGAGTAAACTGTGTAAGATGGGCCGTTACGAGTAACGTCTTGGTCGATTGGGCCTTCTTTGACTGTTGCCGCTGAGTCAGCAGTCATAAATATCTTCTTCAGTTTGGAGTACTCAATTCCTTCTCCGTTGATAACAAAGAAGTCTCCCTTAGTTTTGTAGAATCTAGCATCTTGAAGTTTGAACCTAGAGTCTGGAGAAGCGTCCCAATCACCATGTTCTAGTTGAAGCTTACGTACTTCATCTAGTTCTTGGAGTGCTTGGCGATATGATCGTTGATCGATGTACTCATTGTCTTTGAGGGAAGATGGTACGAATGGCTTATTTGCATTCTTGCCTACCCAACGAATACGCTTAACACTCTCCCCAGTTTTATCGTCAACAGCATCGTAAAGTTCTTTTTCAATTTGGTATCTATTCTTTATCCAGAGGTGTCCTGGCCCACCTGGGTTACATGACATTCTAAACCGAATAGGAATTGATTTGTAGAGTTGGCACATTAAGCACTTATCTACATAATTAGGAATCATATCCCCAGATTGAATATCTTTCTTCAGTTTGTGTATTGGGCATACCTTTTTACGTAAACGCGAAAAGAGATATCGGGGAGCATGATCGTTTTCGAAGTGTCCAGCTTCATCGATTGCTGCAAATTGGAATTCTGCTCCTTGGTAGCGTTCTTCGACTCGGTAATCCCCAAGGTAGCCGAACTGAAGCTTAGCGTAAGGGCCAGGAGTACCATCAGGCCAGCTTGTATCGAAGTAGTATGTATGTTCGTCTGGTGCGTAGTGAGCGTTTTTAGCGTTCCTGAGCCATTGCGAAGCACGATCCAATAGAGCTTCGTTCTGTTTCAGTTCTACCAGGGTTCGACGAAGAATTAGAGCCGAGTACCCAGGGATATCAGCGTATTGAAGTGCCGCCATTAGGAGAACGTCTGATTTGCCAGTTGCCCCCTACAACCCCACCCTCTTTCTGGAAGAGAGAAGAGAAAACGTAGGGGGCTTAAACGCCTCCCCCTGCTGCCCCGCCAAACAATGCGTCTAGGTGGGGAAGCAGGAGGAATTCCAACTGGGTCGCAAACGGTTTGTGCGGAATGTACTGGCTACACCAGGGTATTCGCATGGGTATCTCTATGCAATGTGGAATTTATTGGAAGTGAAGTCTACAAGCTTCACAGATAAGTACCGAGTCTGCGGTCATTGGACTAAGCTTTGGAGCTTTTGTCAATCTTGAGGCTTTAACAAGCATCTGATCTTTATCTTTGCCTGGAGCATTTACTACCTTTTTCCATTGGATAGGTACTGGATACCAGAAAGAAGACACTCCAAGCCCAATAAGTAAGCCTTTGATAAGACCAAAGTTCTCATGGAGCGAGCAAATAGCCTTCTTCCCATTCCCAGGCATGATTACTGGGCGTTCAATGGTTACGAATGACTCTGAAGATCGAACAATAGAGCGTAAAAGCTCGTATAGTTCTTGTTCGGTAAGTGTTCTTTGGCGAGTTTCTTCACCATGACGTTGAAAAAAGGGATAGATAGTCCAAACTGGCTTCGATCCTGGTAACTTTGATTGAATTGTAACTGATCCTTTTTGTCCTAAATCAATTCCGATGTAGGTAATCATGGAAATTTGATGCCGTATCTTTTGAAAGTTTCTCGGTGTCGTTGAACTAAGTAGGTTTCGTAATAACCGTCAAACCATGCTTTCCTTTCTTCGGGACTTTGATCGTACTTCTCAGGGCAAGATGAACTTTTACCTGCTAGTTGGTCAGTCTTGCCTTGCTCGAATGCTTGTTTTACTTTTCGAGCACTTGTCATTTTACTACTCGTCTTCTTGAGTACGGGCAGGATCGTTCAAAGATTCGAAGCAGTCTCCAACTATTGAGCATAACTGAAGAATGTTTTCGATTTCGGATATGGCAAGTTGATGCTTACGCATCATGATACTTGCATTGCCATGATCGTTTAGAACTTTGGTGAACATTACTCCGAAAGCTTGCATCATGTAGAGGTTCTTCAGTGTCATCTTGTTTGGATCAAACATAGATGCAGGAACTTCTACATCGGTTTTGATACTCGGATCTTTGAGTAGTTCTCCGAGATTCTTGGTTTCGATTGTCTTATTGTTTTTTGACATTAGGTTCTGTCTCCAAGTTGAGTAATTCGTTGAGTTCAACAGTCTTCTTTGCGAATGGGCCTGGAAGACCTACAGGAACATTATTTGTGATACCATTCTTTTCAAGTAAGTCAACAGGTTTTTCGGTACGATCAACTTTGACTTCCATCAAATTATTGTCAATTATCTCGTTTAGATCGTGTCCCCTCTCTCGTAGACGTTTGAGTGCTGTAACGAAGTCTTGAGTAACGTCGAGAGTTTCTTTAGCGTTAGTAACAGTACCGGATGCTTCTTCGTCCCAATCATTGCCTAGAAACTTTGCAGGCCCATGAGTAAGAAAGTACTTAGGATCTACTTGAGATAGCTTAGCTTCAGCTAATCCTTTAGCAGTTGCCCAACCCTTAGAAAGTTCTTTCCAAAGTATGACTTCAGGCAAGTTCGGCTGTTCTTCTTCTAAAGCTTTACCTTGCTTTACCCATCGAATAAAAGTAGACGATGGTATGCTAGCGTAGGCAGCAATAGAAGACATAGAAAATCCAGTAGATGCTAGGTCAACCAGTTGTTTCATAAGTACAGAGTCATCGAGCAAGTTCTGTATCGGACTTGAAGCCTCTGGCGGGAGAAGCATGTACTCAACAGGTACTTCTTTTTTAGGTGCTCTTTTCTTGGTCATATTGGTACTAATAAATTCCGCATTGCATAGCGGATTACGGGTACTGAAAAAATTTTTTTCGGACGGCCCTTGCGAACCAGCAAAGTACTATGTACCTTAATGGTGCGGCGGGAGTTACGAGTATAGTCTATAGGAGTTTACCATGTTTATGTCGTATGGCAAAAGGGATGAAATTGTAGAAGCTATGGGATTTAGGAAGTATTCTGATTATTTGAAGTCAGATAGATGGAAAATAATTAGGTCGCATATTCTTTTTAGAGATGCCTATATCTGTAGGATATGTAGCACTAGAAAAGCGACAGAAGTACATCATTTTACATACTCAGAATCGATACTCAAAGGAGAAAGACCTGAGTTGCTAGTATCTACTTGTAGAGACTGCCACCAAGCTATTGAGTTCGATAGCGAAGGTGAAAAAAGATGCTTGAAAGACGTTCAGAAAGATTTTCTAGAGAAGGTACTTCGTACTAAACTACAAAAAGGAGTATCGAATCCTAAAATCGGTAGATGGTTTAGAAATCATCGGCAAACTAATAAGCCAGTATTAGAAAGCATAGCAGAGTCGATTAAACAGCTATAAGCTGCTAGTTAGTTAGTAAATTTTTACTAAATTACTACTTGACAGCTACCTACCGCATCTACTATACTGGATGCAATCCAGAATTTATAGCGTACTCCGACCGAGTACTTCAAAATAGTTACGGAAAGTTTCTACACTCTTGCTAAGGATTAGGCAAATGCTAGTACTGTCTAGGAAGATAGGTCAACGGATTATCATCGGTGACGATATCATAATTCAGATCAACGATGTTAATATTCGTACTGGTAAAGTCAAAGTTGGTATCGATGCCCCACAAGGAGTTATGGTAGATCGGGAAGAAGTTAGGATAGCGATCAACAGAGAAAGGAATAAATCAAATGAATTCATCAAAGCAAAGAATGATTAACTGTTCTGATTGTGGTAAAGAAACAACCTACAATCGAAACAGAGGTAAGATTTGCTGGAAGTGCAAAGATATCAGATACAGCAAGCGTACAACTGAGACACTTACAGAACCACAACGCTGTCCAACTTGTGGTAAGAAGATAGTTATAGTTCCATGTATCGCGTGTAGCATAGTTAGCAATGTCAAGAAGTCTAAGAAAGGAATTACCAATGGCTGGTAAGAAACCAACTGTGTACGATATGGGTGTGCTGTCTGTAGTAGATACGTTTATAAATAACGTATTTGAGTACGAGTCAATACAAATTCAGAAAGTTACTAACGGAGTAGTACGTATGGTAGTACTGAAAAACGTACTTACCAAGATGGGAGCTTCGCCGTACCGATGCGGAGTCAAGTTCAATGAAGTACGTATTCACCATGATGGTACTGTAACGCTTGTAAACGATAAGCAAACCGTTACTCGCAGATTGGTGTTTTCATTTTCTCCTTATCTACTTCCAGAAAAAGGGGTGCAGGGGAATGCCGAAGAAGTACAGTAAGAAGGAACTTGGAGTACTCAAGAAGATCAAAGTTAAAAAGAAGACTGTTAGTACCGATACCTGTATAGCTTGTGATGGTACGGGTATAGCATCATCGGGTTCGCGTTGTCATCCTTGTTCTGGAAGAGGAAAGAAAAAATGAGTAAGTTCAGAGAAGGTGATTTAGTTATTGTCAATATAGGAGATAACTCTGTTTACGATGGAAAAAAGGGAATTGTATCCTTAGCAGACTTTTCTAAGTCTGGAATTACGTATCTCGTAGTTTCAAGAGATAAGAAGATTACATTTGGAAGG